TTGTGTTTCATTTATTTGGCTAATTTGTGTTTCATTTGATTGGCTAATTTGTATTTCATTTGATTGGATAATTTGTGTTTCATTTATTTGGTTAATTGGTGTTTCATTTATTTGGTTAATTGGTGTTTGAATTGATTGGCTAATTTGTGTTTCATTTGATTGGTTAATTTGTGTTTCATTTATTTGGTTAATTGGTGTTTCATTTGATTGGCTAATTTCAAGTATATTATTTATTATCGATTTTAATACAAAATTAATTTCATGATTTAATAAATTTATTGAGTGTATATTTTCCATTAATTTAATAGAATTAATAAATATTAAAATAATAATATAAAAACATAATATTATTATTATAGTTAAAATAATATTAAAAATTAATTATTTTATATTAATAAAAATATGAAACGCCAAAATAATATAGAAGAATTTAATGAATTTTATAATTTAAAAGAAAAAAATATTAAATCTAATTATAATTTAGATGCTATATATGCTATAGATAATAATAATGGATTATCTAAAAATGGTAATATTCCTTGGAATTCAAAAACAGATATGTCATTTTTTAAATTAAAAACAATTAATAATATTGTAATAATGGGAAAAAATACTTTTTTTTCATTACCACAAGTTAATAGACCATTAAAAAATAGACTAAATATTGTAATAACAAACGACCAAACATTAATAAATAGTTTTCACAGAGATATTATTTTTACGAATAACTTAGATATTTATAAAAATATAAATAAAAATAGAAAAAAAATATTACAAGATTATCCATATTTAAAAGAAGACTTTAAAATTTATATAATTGGTGGAAAACAAATTTATTTACATTATTTACCTTATTGTAATATTATTTATAGAACTCAAATAAAAAATAATTATAATTGTGATTTAATTATGAATTACGATTTATCAAATTATAAAGAAACTAATATATATGAAAATGATGAATTAATCATTAATAGTTATAGTTTAGTTACATTATAATACAATATGTTCGTTTATAATTTGTTGTTTCATTTAATTGATTCGGAATAATATTATTGTCATTTACTTCATCTATTTCATTATAAACTAATGATAAATTATTATTATTTTTACAAATAAAACATTCTAAACTATCATTATCATCATTATCATTATTATTATCATTATCGTCATCATCATAATCATCGTCATAATCATTATCGTCATCATCATAATCATCGTCATCATCATTATCATCATCATCATAATCATCGTCATCATCATAATCACTTTCATAAATATAATCTGGATCATTTATAATATCATCATTATTACTTTCATATTCATAATTATCATTATTACCATTTATAGTTGTATCATCATCATCACTTTCATAAATATAATCTGGGTCATTTATAATATCATCATTATTACTTTCATATTCATAATCGTCATTATTACTTTCATATTCATAATCGTCATTATTACTATTTATAGTTGTATCATCATCATCACTTTCATAAATATAATCTGGATCATTTTTAATATCATCATTATAATCTAGATTTAATAATGATAAATCTTCTAACATACTACTATTTTCTATATAATTTAAATTATATACTTTATCTAATTCTTTCAATAAATTATTATAACCTTGAATATCATTCTTTTTTAATATTTCATGAATTATATTAGAAGAAATTTGACAATTTTCTTTAAATTTATTTAAAATATCTTTATCTACATAAGTATAATCATAATTATATTCATATTCATAAATTTTATTAAGCACAGTTATAATAAAATTTATAAACTTATTTTTTTCAATTAAAGGAATAAAGTTATTATTTAAAATAATATTTTTTCTAATAATATATTCATTATCTGATAATTGTAGTAAAGCATTATACATTTTGTTTATATTTTCATTTAAATAGATATATAATTCAGTAACAATAATTATTTTATCTTGCATATATGTTTTACCTGATATTTTATTTATATATCTTTTGCAGTTAATTATGAATTCATCATAATTTGCTTCAATATTTTGTAAATAAACTTGATTTCTAGTTAGCATTTGTAATTTGTTGGTAATAATAGTAATTATATGTTGATTATTTATTTAACATAATAATAAGATTCAATTTTTTATTTTATTGTCTATTCTATTATCTATTGTAAAACTAATTTTTATAAGTTTTTGATTTAGATTTAGTTTTTGATTTAGATTTAATATTTGATTTTTGTAATGTTGAATTTATTTTTCTCTTTAATGTAGCATTTTTCATATTTTTACAAATAATACATTTACAATCTTTCATATGACCGTTTGGTTTTTTATTATTTAATTTTATCTCTTTTTTACGTTTTTCTTCTTCATAACCACCACGTTGAGCTTTAGCGAACATATTTTCACAAATATGACAACTACAATTTAATTTATGTCCGTTTTTCTTTTTACCTTTTAAATATTCTTGTTTTTCACTAATATTTGAATTTTTTAAAATATTCTTTGATTTATTTGATTTATTTGAATTATTCATTTTACGCATTTATATATAAATACTTATAAAAATAAAAATAAAGATATTACAAAAAAAGTAATAATTTATTATATATTATTTATAAATAAGTATTTTTATTTATTAAATTTTAATAATTTATTTTTATATAATTTATACTATATAAAAATCGGCGTTTGAAATGTTAAAAGGTGTAAAAGTATTTTAATTTATTAATAAATAATTATAATAAATTAAATTATTTGTATTTAATTTTTATTTATCTTTAAGTATAAAATTTTTTTAGTATATTATTCTTTATGATTTTTGATTTTAGTTTTCTGATAGATTATTTTATTTGTATTTATGTATTACACTTTTAAGATTGTTGTGTTTGACGCTGTTGTCTAGGTCTATAAACCTTTGGTCGTCTAGACACTACAGTCCAATCTTGTTGTTGTTCATCACCTTGTGAATATTGATAGTCAGATGGTCTAGAATAGTGTCTACGTTGTCGAGGCATTGATTGAGACTGATATTGACTTTGTTCCATATCTGACCTAGCATAATGACGTGGTCTTTGTGTTCTTTGACTTCGTTGTCCTCTAGTTTGATATTGAGGTTGACTTTGTGTTTGTTCTGTTTGCGCTGTTGGTCTGGTAGAGTTTCTATAATCACTACGAGCTTGACGCACTTCATTACGTGTCTCACACATTAATTTACCACCCTTAATTCCACAAATACCAGATGCTTGATATTCGTGCTTCTCATTAGTAGTCTTAATTAACTCAAATTCAACATATTCACCTTGAACTAAATACTTATATTGTTGATTTTCTACATTAATTGCACTATGATGGGCAAATATATCACTGCCAACATTGTCACCATCTGTAATTGTAATAAATCCATAACCTACTTTATTGTTAAACCATTTAACTCTACCAGTCATGTGAACCCCAGCTTGTGTTACAGTTTGCTCGTCAGAAGACATTCTGTATTATAATCATTTATGTTTAGATGTCTTTAAGTTATTTTTATTATAACATAAATAAATTAATTAATAAATCATAATTAGGTTCATCATAATAATTTAATTGTTGAATAATATTATAATATTCTTCTAAATGATGTGGTAAATAAATATTTAATTCTTTATAATAATCAATTATAAAAGATTTAATTATAATAATGTCATTATTAGAGAGAAATTCTTCGTGTTGGCACCACAATAATTCACCATAATATAAATAAAGTAATACATAAAAAAGTGAAAATAAATCATCACGACGGCTCAAATCATTATTATTATGTGCGTTAATACTAGCATAATTTAGACTACCTATTAAACTATTTGATTTACGCATTGATTTATGTTTTCCATCTGCATCTAAATAACTAATACTAAGACCAAAATCTATTAAATAAAGTTCAGAATTATTTAAATCAAATAAAAAGTTATCAGGTTTTATATCTCTATGTATTATACCACAATTATGAATAGACCTTATTATGTTTAATAATTTTATTGCTAATTTATTTACTAAATTAATATTATTTTGTGATTTATTATTTATTACTAAACTGTTTAATGAATTACCTAATAAATCAATAACCATATAATAATAATTATCATCACGACCAAACCATTTAATTTTTGGAATATTTGAAATATTACGTAAATGTTGATAAATTCGTGTTTCATTAATTAATAATCTTGTGTTTTTTGAAATAGGTTCAATTTTTAAAGCAACTAATTTATTATTATTTATATTTTTAGCTTTAAAAATATATCCAAACGCACCTTCACCAAGATGTTCTAATAACTCATATTTATTATTGATTAATATCATAAAAATAAAATATTTAATTTATAAATTTTATCTATAAATTTTATCTATATTACAAAAATATCAATTATTCTCTCTAATTATATATAAATTATACATAAATTATAAATAAATTATATATAAATTATACATAAATTATAAATAAATTATACATAAATTATAAATAAATTTATATAAATTATATAAATTATATATAAATTATATAAAGTGATTGATAAATTATACTTACACATTTAGACACATTTCACTATACATAAAGTGACTGATTTGTAACTATAAATTTTAAGATTAAACTAGGAATTTGTTTTAGATTATTAAGAAATTCTAATGAGTTATTATATTCAGCCAATTTTTCAAGTTCAAGCACACAATTATTAATTTTTAATAAAGCTTTTATAAATTCACCTGTAAAAATACCTTTTTCATTAGCCATTTTTTCTAAAAGTGTTTTACATTGTTCTACTGTTTCTAATGTAGTCCATTCATAAACATAATTAACTAAATCAAAATTAAAATCTGTTTCTGAATTAGTTGATATTTTAGCTAAAACTTCTTTAGTTAAATAATTATTATATTTTTCGTAAGTATTTATTAAAAAATTATTTAATAATTGTGTATTATGATTTGGTCTATAAGATTTAACATTATCATTTATTTTTATACAATTAAAACAACTTAATAATATTATTAATTCTTGAGGAGTTAATTTATGTAATATTTTCTCTTCATAATAATCCGCAAATAATAAACAAGGAACTTCTCTTAAATATGAAGCATAATGACCTTTTAATGTTAAATTTAATTGTTTATTATTAAGATTTTGATTTTGACTTTGAATATTGAGAGAAATATTTGAATTTTGGATTTCTATAAATCCTTCATTGATTAAAAAATTAATAATTTTATATAATTCATCATTAAAATAGTTTTTTAAATTTTCTAATTTATTATTTAATTCTTCTAGTTCTTGTTTTTTATTTAAATAACTTAAATAAGTATTTAAATCACGTTCAATAAACTGATAATCTTCATTATAAATTTTAATTTGTTTTTCAATAATTTTGCTTGATTTTTTTATATTATGTATAATAATATTTTGTTTGGCATTATTTTGTTTGGCATTATTTTGGTTGATATTAGTATTATTATTTTTTAAATATTTTAATTGATAATAATGTTCTATTATTTTTAATGGTGTAAAAGCATTATTTAAAGAAAAATTTATTTTTTCTAAATCTGTTTCTATTTCTGTTATTAAATAATAATATTTACTTAACTCATCATTATAATCATTATTAATTAAACTTTTATTTGTAAATTCTAATAAATCCGCACATAAACAATTATTATTTTTAATTAGATTTAATAATAAATTATAATTCATCTTAAACTTTGACTTTAGTTGTTGTGGTTTACAGCTTAATAATGTCTTATATTCTGTTTCACCTATTTCTTTAAATAAGTTATTTAAATGTATAACATAACCTATGTTATCTTTACCTAATCGACCAGCACGTCCTGCTGCTTGTATGTATTCATGACTATATAACATACGTAGATGTTCACCATTATACTTAAAAACATCAGTAAATATTGTTGTTTTTACTGGAAGATTAATACCTACACTCATAGTTTCAGTACAAAATAAAAGTTTAATATATCCCTTTGAAAATAATAGTTCTATCATCTCTCTAAATATTGGAATTAAACCTGCGTGATGAATAGCAATACCTTTTTCTAATAATTTTAATAAATTATCATATTCTGGTAAATTTTTATATTCATTATTATTTGGTAATTTTCTTAATAAGGCAGAACATTCACGTTCAATTTGTGCTTCATTTATTGGAGTATTATCTGTAGTGGATAATGAAGATTGTCCTAATAAATTGGTAGTTATTTCAAACGCACATTTTTCTGCTTGCTTTCGAGAGAAAACATAACATAATGCTGGTAACATTCCATTATTGTTTAAGTATTCTATACATTTATTTAAAACAAATGGGCGTTTTATTATAACTTTATTTTTTTGTAATATTTTATTTGCTTTTAATAGTGTTTTTAAATTGGTATTATTTAAAACATTTTTCTCATTTAATAATTCTAGTGGTTTATTTATATTATTCTCTATAAATTGAAGTTCTTCTTTATTTTTAATAATTTTGGAAATGGATTTTTGAGATGTAATAAATGAATAATGAATTAATGGAATTGTTCTATTTTTCTTATTAATTAAATAAACTTCTTTTTTTATATTTGAATTTTGGAGAGAACACGTGCCTAATTTTTTGTTTTCCAATTGTGAATTTTTTATACTTTCAATCCAACAAGCGAATAACTCTGGATTACTTAATGTTGCTGATAATCCAATTATTTGTATATTTGGAGGTAATAACATCAAACATTGTTCCCATACGTGACCTCGTGCTTCATCGTTAATCATATGGATTTCATCAAATATTACACATTCTAATTCATTTTTTATATCAATTGAAAAATTTAAATTGTTTTCATTGGATAGGTTTGTTTCATTTAATTGATTTAATTGATTTGATTGATTTGATTGACTATTAAGTTCAAATAATTTATTGAGTAATATTTCTGTTGTCATAATAAGCACATCAGCACACGGATTTGTATTTATATCACCTGTTATTAAACCTACTGATATATGTGGGTATTTGTTTGTAAAATCATAAAACTTTTCATTTGAGAGAGCTTTTATTGGACTAGTATATATAATTTTCTTATTTAATGAATGTAAATAATTAATCGCAAATTCAGCTGGTAATGTTTTACCTGAACCAGTTGGAGCAGTAATTAAAATATGTTGTCTATCAATAATACCTTTTAACGCCCACTTTTGAAAATCATATAATGGATATTTATAATTTGAAATATAAGGATTTAAAGAAACATCTAAATTTTGTGGAAAATTTAACGAACATATTTTTACCATAATAATATTAATAATAATAATAATATTATTATCTTTAAACTATTAGATTTTTTATTTGATTATTTTCTGTGTGATTTTTTATGTGATTTTCTATGTGTTTTTCTATGTGATTTTCTATGTATTTTTCTATGTGTTTTTCTATGTATTTTTCTATGTATTTTTTTTCTATGTGATTTTCTATGTGATTTTCCACCTTGTCCTTGTGGAAAATTTAAATCTGGGTCTGGTTGATATAAATTTGTATTTTGCCTTTGATCTACAGGAATTATGTCACCTATACGTGATGAATTATTATTTATTACTCCATTTCTAATTTCTCTTGTTATTCTGAAATTTGTTGGATTATAAAAATATAATGGTTCATCATTAAACAAATCATAATCACTAGAAGTTCTAGGGTCTAATTCCATTCCATTATCTTCCATTTATAAATATATATAGTATTTTATTTTATACTCAAAATAAATTTAATTATTAAATTATTAACTAAATTTGTTGATAAATAAAGTATTACAAAATGCTGGTTTTTATTTTTTTTATTTAACTTAAAATTTTAAATCATTTTACATAAAAAATTTATTTTAATTAATTTAATTTTTGAACTCGCCCTTAGGGGTGCTTTTACATCACAGGAAGAAAAATAACATTTCTTATTTTTTATATAAAGTTTGTCTCATTTTTCTTTCCGGTCGGTGTAATGGGTTAATCAGTAGGCTAATTGGTAGGCTAATTGGTAGGCTAATTGGTAGGCTAATTGGTAAGCTAATTGGTAGGCTAATTGGTAGGCTAATCAGTAGGCTAATCAGTAGGCTAATTGGTAGTCTAATTAGTAGGCTAATTGGTAGGCTAATTGGTAGTCTAATTAGTAGGCTAATTAATTTTTAATTTATGACATTATTTACAGTAATAAATTAAATAAAAATTAATAAAATTAATGTCGCCTATTTAATATGATATTTATATGGTTATTATATATTTTCTTTCTGATCGGTATAATAATATATTTTATGGTATGATTTTTATATTTTTTTATTATAAATTTTGTTATTATAATTGCTTTGAATTATTTGTTTATAATTGTGGTAATTTTTTAAGGTTTTTAATAGAAATTGACACGATAATTTTTTTGGAAATAAATTTAATAATTCATTAATGCTTTAAGTTTTTAAAATTTTACTAAAAAATCCTTTTTTTTTAAAAACACAAAAATACGTTTTTTTGATGTAAGACTTTTTTCTGTTTGCCATTTTTGGACATTTTTTTTGTCCATTTTTTGAAAAAGGAAATATTTTATCCAAAATTCTGAGAATTGTGACTGAATTGAAATTTTATGGTCTGGTAAAAATCAAGATATTAAATACTTTGTGACGATAAAATTTTTTGGACCATTTTTAGACATTTTAAAAAAAAGTAAATTTGAGTAAACAAAAAACGGACAATTTTTTAGACATTTTTTTATTATGAAAAAAGCAAACAAAAATTTAAAATATCGTGCGACTTTTGTGACTGAAAATAAAAAAAAGTAAATTTAGTTAAAAAAAAGTAAATTTATCGTCACAAAAGTCGCAAGTGAGTAAATTGTCTTGAAACCATTTTCAGTAAAAAAGTCGCACGAAGTCGCACAGTTCATTTTTTAAATAAAAAAATTAAATAATTTAAAATATTTTATTATGAATAATAGTGATAATTTCATAAAAGTCCGTGCGACTTTACACCATAAGAAAAATATTAGTTATTACTTTTAGATAATAATAAATAATATTTTTTCTTATGGTGTAATATATATTATTATGATGTTGTTACATTAAGAACAATTAATTTTTGATAAATTTAAGAGAAAAATATCAAAATTTACATAATGAATAAATTTATGAACTTTTTATAACCTTGAAGAATTTATTATAAAATGCAGTTTTATACTAATCAATATTAAATATTTTTTTTATAATTATTGTATTATTTTTCTTATTAATTTTATTCTTTTCTGATTTAAATATAATAAGATTTAAAATTAATATGTATCATTGTAATAATTGTAACTATTTTACACATAGAAAAAATGATTATGAAAAACATTTAAAAAGTTTAAAACATGATCGTGTTATTTTTAATTTAATTCATAATAATGTTACAATAATTAATGAACCAAATAATATTATAAATAATATAAATAATTACAATATAAAACATATTAATAATAGCATTAATAAAAAATTATTTACTTGTTTATGTGGTAAAAAATATAAACAAAAACATAATTTAATTAAACATAAAAAAAAATGTAATTATGATGACTTATTAGAAAATCAAGAGTGTCAAGAAAATCAAATAAATAAAAGTTTAATTAAACTGAGAGAAATTAATAATAATGGAACAAATAGTATAAATAATGATAATACAAATAATAAGTCATCGTATGAAGATATTTCATTACTAACAAATCTAGTTAGAGATGTTGTAAAACAAAACCAAGAATTATTAAATCATAATAATAATTTAACTAACCAAATTTTTGATATTTATAAGAATCAAAACATAAATATCACAAATAATAATATAAACTCAAATAATAAGACTTTTAACTTAAATTTTTTCTTAAATGAAACTTGTAAAAATGCTATGAATATTACAGATTTTATTGAATCGATTAAACTTCAATTAACAGATTTAATTGCTGTTGGTGAAGTAGGATATATAGAAGGAATATCTAATATTATAATACAAAATTTAAAATCACTTGATATTACAGAGAGACCAATTCATTGTACGGATAAAAAACGTGAAATATTATATTTAAAAGATGCTAATAAATGGGAAAAAGATAATGAAAAAAATAAATTAAGAAAAGTAATAAAAAATGTTGCTTCAAAAAATATAAAATTAATACCTGAATATAGAGAAAAATATCCAGATTATATTAATAGTAAATCAAAGAAATCAGATGAATATAATAAATTAATTATGGAAGCAATGGGTGGTTCAGGTGATAATACACTAGAAAAAGAAGACAAAATTATTAAGAATATTGTAAAAGAAGTGATTATTGATAAATCTTTAGGATAAATAAATTTTTCTTATAAGAATAAATATCTTCTTTAGCAGGACAAATTAAATATCAAATTAAATATCAATTTAAATATCAAATTAAATATCAAATTAAATATCAAATTAAATATCAAATTAAATATCAATTTAAATATCAAATTAAATATCAAATTAAATATCAAATTAAATATCAATTTAAATATCAATTTAAATATCAAATTAAATATCAAATTAAATATCAATTTAAATATCAAATTAAATATCAAATTAAATATCAATTTAAATATCAAATTAAATATCAATTAAAATATCAAATTAAATATCAATTTAACGGTAAAATTAGCAGGACAAATTAGCAGGACAAATTAGCAGGACAAATTAGCAGGACAAATTATCTGTAAAATTCAAAAACCACTATATTATCTCCAATCTTATTTTTCTCTTTAATTTTATTTCATTATTAAATAAATATGGTTTTACTTTAACAAAACTATTTATTTCATAATTATTAAGTGAATATGTTTTATAAAATAATTTTAGTTCATTAATATAAATATTATAAGTTATTAATTCTTGGTTATTAATAACATCTTGGTTATTAATAACATTAATATTTATATTTTTTCTCTCAAAAAATGATTTACTAATTATTATAGCATCATAATAATTATTTAATAATTCTGAATTTTTATTATAAATGTCTAATAAATTACATTCATTTTGTAATCTTTTTATTGATTTCATAGATTTATTAATTAAATCTAATTTAGTAAGCCATTTTTTATAAAATTCTAGAGAATTTTCAGATAAATTAATTAAATTATTTATTTCTATTATTTTTATTAAATTAAGTAAATCAACTAATCTACGTAATGGACTTGTAATATGACAATAATAATTATCAATTTTTATATTGTTATTAATATAATTTATAATATCAAATTCATTTATTTTTTTATTATTAATTTTCTCTCCATTAATATAATAACCTTTCTTAAATAACCATAATTTTATATTATTATCTTTATTATGATTTATAATATTAATAATATCATTATCTTTTTGAATGCGTAATAATCCAGAATTTTTTAAAACTAAATTATCAGCACAATAATAATTCATTAAAATCATTATATAACTGACATAATCATGGCTATTATTTAATTCAAAATTATTTAATAATTCAAAATTATTTAATATTTTAAAATTTAATGATATTGTTGATGTTTTTAATTTATTTATAATTTGAACTAATAAATTATAATTATTATTATTTAATAATTCTGGTTCATCATAACTAAAATTTCTCTCTAATATTGCTAATATATTCTTAAATTCACTACTAATAATAGTTCCATCACTATTAATAATTAAATCTAAACAAAATGTAATACGTGGTTCTTTAGCCTTTAAACTAAATAAATTATCAGAAACTAATGATGGTAACATTGGACGTTTTTTATCAGGTAAATAAATAGAAGATAATGAATTTGGATAATCGTTCCATAATTGAAAATAGTCAAAAAATAATACAATATTAGATATGTATATACTTAATAAATATTTACAGTTATTTTTATTACTATTATTTTCATTATCATTAATAATTTTTATACTAAAAGCATCATCATAACAACTAGTATTTTCATTATCAATTGAAAATATATAATAATCATTAGTTAAATTACGAAATTCAAAGTTATTTTTATTTTTAGAATAATAGTTGACAATAGTATTTATTAATTCACTATTATTATTAATTTTATTTTCATTACAGTTTGATTTTATGGATTTAATTATTAATTGTTGAAATTTCGTTAATGAAAAATTAAGATTTTTACAATAAAGTTGATACTCATAAAATATATTGGGATTATCAACAGGTCCTAATAATTCACTAATAATTGCGTATGGATATTTATTATCCCAGTTTAAATATTTTAATAAAACATAGTAGTTTTTAAATTGTTTAATAAAATCCATATTTTTTATTTCATAAGGAACAAGAAAAAATGGTAATCCAATATCATCTGGTACACATTTATATAATAATTTTCCAAGTTTTTTAGTTTTTTGTTGATTTTGATGTTGCCGTCCATAATTAACATTATTTTCTAATATTAATACAGCTGGAAATAATTGACCGTTATTTATTGGAGAATTTTTTATTATTAATTCAATAACATTTAGTGAATTATAAGTTATTGAAAAAATAGTATTATTAAAAAGTTTATTATTAAGTGGATTAATTGGAATATTAACTAGATTTAAATCATTAATATCAATAAATTCATAATCATTATAATTCCTTGATTTATTAATAAATTTTATCATAATTATTATTATTATTATTTAATAATAATAATTTAGTTATTATATTATATTATAATATAAATATTTTTATTAGTATTATTCTTTCTGGTCGGTGTAATTAGAAGTTTGTCTATCTATCATATTGGGTTGTTGTTCTGGAATATTAGGAGTTGGATTAGTTATTATATTTACTTTTTTTATATTATCAAATTTTATATTTTGTAGTTGTAGAAAATGTTGAAAATAATAAGGAATTAAAGCAAGATTATTCATATAAGTTTTATAAAATAAACAACATAATGATGAATTTTCTTTTAATTTAAAACTATAATACCAGTATGCAGGAATATATAATATCTGACCTTCATTAATATCAAATTCTAAAAATTTTATTTTATCATAATCTGACTTATAATTATCTTGTGGTTGCCATATATTAATTAATGATTTAAATTCAAAATTTTCATAATCATAATTAGTATATAAATATTTTTTAGCATTTGGCGGAGCCAACTTAATTCGTACACTTCCTTTTGTAACTAAATAATAACTTCTATAATTTAAATTATATCTAAATGGTGTATTAGCATCATTACTTCCTATTAATATATCATATTTTATATTACTAACAAAATATGGTCTAAGAAAATTATCATAAATACTTATATTCTTTATTAATCCAGTTTCATCTAAAAAATCATTATTATTTTCACTAATATAAGATGCATTCTTATCTTCTTTAAATAATAAATTGGCTTTTTCAAGTTTTAATGGCAAATATAATAAGTTTTCTTCATTAGATAATTTTAGATTACGTATTTTAATATCAAATGCACTATAATTATTTACTAAATAATCTTTAGAATTATAGTAAATTAATTTGTCTTTAAATTCATTAGTAGTATTAATTAAAATAGGTTGGCGAATATTACATAAATCTTCTAATTTTTCTTTTGATGGTTCATCTAACTCATAAATTTCAAGGTCATTACTTGTTTTTAAATGAAATTGTATATGTAAATATAAAAATAATACACAGCAAAACACTATAAATGCTATTATTAATTTCATAAAATTATTAATATTATTTAAAAGGTGTAAAAAATAATTGTAATAACGAATTCACATTTTAGAATTGTTCCATAATTATTCACTTTATTTAGCCAGACAAATTAGCCAGACAAATTAGCGTGAAAATCTTTTATTCCATCTTTTCCTAAGAGTTAGCAGTAGAAGCTAGATAAAATAATAATTGACTTGATGTTCCTAAATCATAACTAATTTTTAAAGGATATTCTTTACTTAATGAAAATTCCACAACTTCAGTTAATTTATTCAACATACACATTTTATTTATATAGTTTAAATTATAATTTAATTCTAAATCTTCACCTTCAGTAATAGAATAACCATTTAAATCATCACAATTAATATTTATTTTCATAAAAGTATTATTATCTTCTGTAATTAAATTAATTGTTTCTTCATTACATTTAATCTTTAATATATTTCCAAAATTATTTAATTGATTAAACATTTGTATAATATTTTTTGTTTGTATTGAAAATTCAGCATCGTAATCTACATCAGGAAATAACATTTCTTCATATTCATTATCAATCAAATTTAATTTAAAATATTTATTATAATCAGAATTATTAATTAAATTATTAAATTCAATTTCTAAATAATCATTAGTTTCTTGTTTTTTTATTATTAATTGTTGGTCTTCACTTTTGATGCTTATTATTGAATAAAATAATGCACTATCAACACATAAATTTAAAGGTTCATCACCTTCTAAATCATAACTATTAAACCATGAAGCATCCAGTTTTAAATCTGCTAGACAAATAGTAGATTTATCCATACATTGAATATGAAGTCCAGATAAAGTAAGTTTCATAGAAATACTAGCACTATTATGTCTTAAATTTTGAAATAATGACACAAAACTATCTTTCGCTTTTTTTGAATCAATTATTATTATCATAACTAAAAGAGGTATTACAATAAAATAAATGACTAAATATATTTTTAAATAATTTAATTATAATATATTTAGTCATTTTTTTTCGGTCGGTGTAATTTTAGTCCATATTTTGTAAAGATTGGCTAACTTGAATATCAGTTTCAATTGATGAATTAATTTCATTATTTAATATAAAACTATCATTATTATCATCTTTTTGTGTATCTATTAATTCATCTGATAAATTAGATACATTATATGTATTATATTCAATATTCATTAATTTTAATTCATCTGTTAATTCTTTAGACAAATCACTACTAATTAGATTATTTTGAATACAAGTTTCAACTGGTAATGAATTTTCTAAATCAGTTAATGCTGTCTCATAATCTTTAAATTTCTCATTAATTTCTCCTACGAATATATCATATTTCATCATAAATGATTTAAGTAAATCTTTTGTTTCAGTTAATTCACGATTAAATTTAAAAATTGCCTCATTATTTTTAGCTAATTCAATATTTTTATTAGCATTTAATATATTAATTTTATCTAATTCATCGTGTATTTTTTGAATTTCTTCATTTATTTTTAAAATAACTTCTTCATTATAGGCATAATTTTGACAATTATCTGTATTTTGTGTATCACTAAACTCGCCTAATTTTTTTTCAACATTATCAAGTCTATTAACAATAACAGTTAAAACAGAATTATCGATTATTTTTGAACCAGGTGGAAGACTATCAATATTTTCATTATTTTCTTTTATTTCATTTTCGTGTTGTGTTTCAATAACCCATTGTTCGACCCTACCTAATCTTAATGTAATAAGTCCAATAGCATCAGAAACACTTAATTTTGAAAATGGTAATCCATTTAAATTTTGTTGTTGTTGTATATCTATTTGTTGTGTAATTTGTTGTTGAATTTGTTGTGTTCTAATTGGTTGTTGTTGATTTTGTTGTTGTTGATTTTGTTGTGGTTTAATTGTTTGATATTTTTGTGATGATGGTTGTGGTCTAGCAACACGAACATTTCCATATGGTTGTCTTTGTTGTTGTAATTGTGGTTGTTGTGAAAAAGCATATTGTGAATTAATTGATGTTATTGGTCTATTACCGCTTATAGGTGGTGCTTGTTCCCCTGCTCTACGTGCTCTGGCGGCAGCTAATGAACGTGAACTCATAATTTAATATTATAATTATACACTATGTTTCTAAATATAAAACGCAATTAGATTATATAACCATTTACGCAACCATTTTATATAAAATCGGTTCATGACACTTATAGTTAATTATTTCAAAATCATCAAGACAATAATCATTAATATTTTCTCTTAAGTTCCTTAATACTAATTTAGGAAATTTATAAGGAACTCTATCTAATTGATGTGTAGCATTTTCAAAATGTTCTTTATAAATATGACAATTCCCACAAAAATATACAAATTTATGTGGTTCTAAACCACAATGATGTGCTAATAAATGTGTTAATAATGAATAAGATAATATATTAAAAGGCGAACCACAACACATATCAACCGACCTTTGATATAGAGCACAACTTAACTTATTATTAGAGTGTACGTTAAACTGGCATAATACATGACATGGTGGCAATGCCATTTGGTCTAATTGACAAGGGTTCCACGCCGTCATAATTAATCTACGACTAAAACGCTCATTAGGGTCTTTTAAACATCTAATTATTTCTTCTAATTGGTCTACACCTCCTTTATTATTTAGATTATTATTTAAAGCATCATCAATATTATAAGGAGCATTATAATTACGCCATTGAGCACCATAAATAGGACCACAAATACCATTAGGATAATTATAAAGACCACGACTATCTAAAAATTCACGTGAACTATTAGCATCCCAAATATGTACTCCTTGTTCTTGTAATAATTTATTATTAGTTTCACCTCTAATAAACCATAATAATTCCTTTACACAAGTCTTCCAGGCAGTTTTTTTTGTTGTAATAATAGGTAGAGTATTATTTTCAAGAGAAAATTTCATAGAAGCACCAAAAATAGACCTAGTTATTCCATTACGACCATTTTCATCAAATCCATTATTCATTATATTTTTTAATAAATTTAAATATTGATATTCTTCTTCATTAACTTCATTAACTTTATTAACTTCATTAAATTCATTAACATAATTTACTTTATTAACTTCATTAACTTTATTAACTTCATTAACTTCATTAACATAATTTACTTTATTAACTTTATTAATTTCATTAACTTTATTAACTTTCTCTAATGTCTCATTAATATTAATTGAATTTTTATTTAACATTAATGTAGAATAATTTTCTAAATTATGGTCCATAATATAATAATTATTTATCTAAATTAATAAATAAACTTATCTCTAAATTTATTTACTAATAACATAAATATAATAATATAAATGTCTCATTTTTTTAGTCGGTGAAATTAAGGAATTACAAAACCAATAAATCAAATAATTAATTTCTTGTAATAAAATAAAATGGATGTTTCAGATGATTCAAAAGGATTTATAAAACATGTATTTAATTTTGATAGTGACTCAAAAAGTGATATGTTAAATATATTACAATATACATTATTAGCATTAATTCCAGTAATAGTGCTAAATAAATTAATGCAAAAATATGTTCCAGAAGCAGATGATAAAAAAGCCAGTTTAGAGTTAATATTTGAAGTATTAGTCCAATTAATTGTAATGATATTTGGGATATTATTAGTTCATCGTTTAGTTACTTATGTACCTACATATAGCGGTGTAAGTTATGTAGAATTTAATGTTATTTATATTGTACTAGTATTATTAATGATTACATTAAGCCTTCAAACAAAACTTGGAGAGAAAGTAAGTATTTTAGTGGATCGTTTGAATGAATTATGGGATGGTAAAACTAGCAAAAAATCAACTTCACAATCAAATCAATTAAATGGAAGTGTTAAAGTAAGTCAACCTTTAAGTGGTAATCAAGCACAACAACAACCAACACAACAAAGTGGTTATGTAACTGGAACATCAATAAGTTCATTACCAAATTTAAATGAAGGACAACCTATTCAGCAATTACCAAATTATGATAATATGTATCGTCAAGATAACACACCATTAATAAACGCAAATACACCAGGATTAGAAGGACAGGCTAACATAAATGAACCACTCGCAGCCAGTGAATTTTTAGGTGGTAGTTTTAGCGGATGGTAAAATATAGTCATTATAAATCTTATATAAAATAAATCTTATATAAATAATTACATTAAATAATTACATTAAATAATAACATCTTTTATATATTTATTATTATTACTTATAATTAAATACTAATAATAAATATAATTAAAGTATAATTAAAGTAATGGATTTAGATAAATTATTAAATGCATTAGAAAATAAATCAAATGAAAATTTGATGGATTTTAATAGTGAAAAATTAAAATTAATAAATAAAAAAATATTAGATGAATTAAATATTACACCTGAAGAAAAAGAACTATATTATAACAAATTATTAGATTATAAATATATTGATGAAATGAGTGATTTAAAATATTGTAGTTATATTCGATGGATTAGTCTAGAAAATCCAAAAATAAATTTACATAATGGAGCTAGATTTTGTAAATTTATTATAAATGAAAAAGGCACATACTTATTATTAAAATTACGTGAAAGGTATTTCAATTTATCATTAGATAAAAATCTTATATTCCAAAAATTAACTAATCAAGAGAAAATATTATTAAGTGCATTAGATTATTTATCTTAGTTTCTAATAAATATATAAATGAAAAATAATAATTTATTACAAAATTATAAATTAATAAATAAATTTAAAAAACAAATAAACCAGCAAATAAACCAGCAAATAAACCAGCAAATAAACCAGCAAATAAACCAGCAAATAAACCAACAAATAAACCAGCAAATAAACCAATCAAAATTAATTATTATTAATCCCAAAAATAATCCCAAAAATAATCCCAAAAATAACAGTTTTTATAATGCATTAATATTCAATCAATTAAATATTAATTAAATTTATAATATTTTACAAAATATCTAAATGATTTATATTAATCATGAAAAACGTGCATTATTTATTCATATTCCAAAAACAGGTGGTTCATATATTGGTCCAACACTTGTAAAATATTATGGTTTTAAATGCTACTTAGATGTTTTAATGAAGTTACGACCAGACCATAATACAATATGTAATACTGCTATTTATAAAAATAATAATTTTGGTATTAAATTATATGATAATTCATTTTTTAATAAGGAAATAGGATTATTATCATATGTAAAATCAAGTCCAGAATTGAATAATCTTATGGGTATGAATGAAGAAAAATGGAAAAATTATAGAAAATTTTGTTTTATTAGAAATCCATATTCACGTGTTGTAAGTGGTTTAACACATTTTAATAAATTAAATAATGAAAATATAGAATTAGTCGATTATTTATATATAAATGATAAAAAGAATAATATTTCTTGTATTGAATACGGACATGTATTTATGACACAAACAGAACATATTAGAGATTTAGATGGTAAGTGTGGTGTAAATATAATAGGTCGTTTTGAATATTTAGAAAATGATTTAGTTACAATATTAAAATATTTAGGATTTACATTAATAAATCATCCAATTATTAAGGTAAATGTATCAAATATTAATGGATACGAAAAATTAATAATGGAAAATAGATGTGTAACTAAAATTAATGAATTATTTTTTGAAGATTTTGAAAATTTTCATTACCAATATGCTTCATTTTCTACTAACATATAATTAGATGGTTTATAATCATCTAGTAATTGAGTAATCAAA